TCGACACATACATCATTGCCGCCGATGATGCAACTGTAGAATGCACGAACTTTCAGGCCGCCCAATACATCAAGCGGCTCAGCTCCCATCAGGATGTCGATTGCCTTGGCTTTATTTTTGCCAAAGGTCGACACTTTGCAGGCGTCAACATTGCCGCCCATCTCATAGACGCGAATCAATGCTTCGGCATCGCGGGTGTTACGCTCCCAGCGATTATTAGGCGACAACGCAGCAATAACACCGGCCGCAACATGCATGGGGATGTTGTAACGCTCGCCCAACTCCCTGGCCAGGCGATTAGCCCTAGCGTACCATTCTTCGCCCTCTTGAATCTCAGCCGGTGAGGCTGAGAAGAATACAGCAAGAATGCTGCCGTGTGTAATGTTCATGGGTCTTGCCCGATGGGACCTCCTCATTGTATCACCAGCCACACCCTGCACCCGGCTGTGATCCATTAGCAATGCTGATCTAAAACGGGCCCCGGTTGCACTTGCACAGCCAGGCTGATCGTGATTAAGCTGCCTTTTCTTAATCACGCTCACGATTTTGAACATAAAAAAAGGGGGCAAACGCCCCCGGTTGACTATACTTTGGCGGATCAGGCCCGCGCCAGGCGATAGCGGCGCGTCTCATCTTTGACGACGATACCGTTACGGATCAGCCCCTGGAGCAGGGTATAGGAAACCCACTGCTTAGGATCTGCATTGCCAAGGCCCAGAAACGCTGCAACCTGAGAGTTGGTCAGCCCATCAGGGTGCTGGCTCAGGATGTGCCGCAGTTCGAAATTGATCTTGGAGAAGCTTGCTTGGATGGTGCTGTTGTAGGTCATGAGGTCAACTCCTGGGAAGGGGGTGAATGGATGAGGGCTCTCCGCATCCATGAACGAATCATACCACGGATGTCCGCCGAGGCCGGCGGTGCTTGTCACTAAACTACATACAGATCCTCGGTGCGACGTGTGATCCAGACCTCGGACTGACCGGCCTGCTCCTTGTATTGCCGGCAGACCTCAATTATCGCCTCCCCATAGTCCATGGCCTGCTCATCGGTGTTGCCAATGACAGTAACCACGGCGCTGGGCTCGGCCTGCCCCTCGTAAACCCCATCAGCGTATGTAACAGTGTAGCCGTCAAGATTGCTACAGGCAAGCAGATCAAGCAGCAAAGCTCGATTGCCATAATGGCTTGAATTGGGGCCATTGAATCCAACGAAAGCGGTGTAAACGACAGTCATGACAGTCCTCTTAAAACGTGCACATAATCAAAACTTTTAATGCACCAACCTGTAGCGCAGGTTATTTCCTCCATTAGATCTTCTTCATCGTCTGCCTCCCAGACGGTGCCCATGACATCTTCGCAAATCTCGTTTTGTCTTTCTGCATCTAGAACCTCATCATCTAGATCATCTGTAAAATCAAACTGAATGGACGTTACTTTGAACATCATGGTAGTTCTCCGGTTTGGGGCATGATAATTCAAACAGAGGGGCGAAGGGACTGCAGGTAAGCATCATGGCGCCTGCGCAAGAAGTTCAGATGCTGCTCGCTGTATTCAAATGAATCAGCATAAAATGCGGCAAACGCCTTCTGGAATTGGCGGCGCTGCTCGCGGATGATCCGTTGGTGGGTCATGGGTCTAGCCCTGTGGACTCCTTAATTATACATGCTGGCAGGGCAGGCTTGCACCCGGCTTGTTGCAAAACGCAACACGCAGATCGGGGCCCGGTCGCCCTTGCCATCATCCAGGATGATCGTGAGCAGTCGCCCACGACCCGCTCACGCTCACGAAACTTAATAATACCATTCCGTGTAGCGGTTGAGCTCGCGCTCCTCCCAGGCGGCGATGGCCTCGCCCTCCTCGCGCTCCTCGCGCTCCCCGTCTGTTTCGGGCCGCGTCAAGCTCAAGGGGCCGACTGCTACCACCTGGCGCTCGTCATAGTCGGTCTCCAGCCCCCAAGACAAGTGGAAGCCCTTGGGGAGACGCAGGAAGCCATACAGGCGAACCGTGCCATCGCTGGAGGTTAGCGTATTGCAGCAGAGGGGCGCCCAGAGGGGGCCGAAAACAGAGGGGCGATGGGAGGGCCTCTCTCTAGAGTAGTAAGTGGCGAATACGTTGGTGGCGGTGGTCATTGGATGCCTCCGGTGAACAATGCAATGGTAACGGTTTGATCGTGATCAGTCGACCAACGGGCCGCTCACGATCAGTATTCAGGCTGCCAGGGACGGTGGTTAATGGCGATGGCCATGTCCCGATCCAAATTGTACTCCATCCTGGCGACCGTTGCCCGGTCGTTACGCATTGTAGCAATGTCGCGGCACAGAGCCCAGGTCCTGCAGGAGTCGGCAGCAAAATCCTGCCGGGAGGACCATCGGACACTGGCCCTAGGCTCGGCCTGGCGGTCTTGGATGGCCTGGCGACAGTCGGCGGCGATGTCGTCAATGCTACGAGCGGTGGTCTCGGTGGCGGGATTGAAGCGCATGGGATGATTCCGATGGGGTGATGGGATGATCGTGATCAGTCGACCAACGGGCCGCTCACGATCAAATCGAGCTCTTGAATGCCAGGCGGTGCTCGCGCATGATGGCGTTGTTCGCCAGGTTACGCAAGGCCTGCCCCAGGACGTGGCCATGATCATAGTAGTAGCTGCTCTTCAGGGCCTGGGCGAACAGGTGGCATGCCTGCTGATCCCAATCAGCCACTGAGTCGCGCACAACGTCATGGTTGCGCTGCAGATTGCCGATCAAGTATTCAACAATCTGGGAGGCCTCGTCAAGGTTGGTGGGGCCAGCGATGCGGGAACGGATAGCCATGGGGAGGTTGCTAACGGGTTGATTGTAGCAGATGCCCGGATTGGGCTGGGAGCACTAGGGGGCAAAGCCTGATCGTGATCAATTGGCCGACGGACCGCTCACGGTCACGAAACGTAACCTAGCAGGCCGTGATGTAGATATGGGCCAGGTCTGCGGCGGCGGTGCGGCGCTGCCAGGCACACTCGGCGGCATCATGCATGCCAAGGGCCATCAGGGTCCTGTAGGCATGGTACTCGTCACTCCACAGGCTCTGGGCATGGCGCCACAAATGGGTTGCGCCGGGGAACTGATCGCCGGTCGCCTGCTGGGCTCTGGCGCGTGCCACAGGCATGGCGTCGTAGGCATTCAGGGTCTGCATGGCTGGAACTGGGGTGGGGTGGAACAATGGAACTGTATCACGTGACCGTGATCAATTGGCCGACGGACCGCTCACGATCATTCCCGTGTTACAGTTCGATCGGCCAACCTTCCCATTGCCATTTCTGTCATGCGCTACAACCCTGAGACCGAGCGGGGGATCACCCTGGAGCAGATCAGCCAACAATGCTGGGCTGCCGTCACCAACAACCAACCCGAACTGACCGCCATCCCCGCCCGTGTATGGGACTGCCGCAACGGTGGCTGGATCCAAACCCTGCAGACGACGCCGATCGGCCGCCCGGTCGCATCGATTGCGTGATCGTGATCAATTGGCCTCCGGACCGCTCACGATCATTTCATTCTGTAACGGGCCATCCTGCGGGGTGGTCTTTCCTGTAGGATCAGGGAGCAACACGGGGGGAACCCATGGCCTACGCCGTCACCGCTGAACCGCTGGCCCGCATGTATCGGATCGCTGAGCCCGTCACGCCGACTCGGTTGGAGCTGGATACGCTGAATGAATGGATCCGTTCTCAGTGGCTGAAATGCCCTGCCCACATTCAATACACCCCCGGTGAGATCACGCTGGCTGATGCCATGCGCCGATACATCCACACCGGCAAGTTGATTGTATCAACGGCGAACAATGATCACCCGTATCTCAGCTTCTGGCAGAATGCGCGATTCCGCGCCGTGCATGATTGGCACCACATTGTCGTGAATGCTGATGATTCCCTTGAGGGGGAGATTAGGACCTATTATGCTGCCAGAGACACTGCGCCGCAGTCGATCTGGTGGATTCTAAGATCTGAGATCGTTCTGCAGGCTGCAGCCTGTATCCACTACGGGGAGTTTCAGCCTCAGAAGCTGGTGCGGACCTAGGTCCGGATCGGGCCGGGATCCGTCAGGGTGCGAGCGCGTGATCGTGATCAATTGGCCCTGGGACCGTTCACGATCTCGGCTTCAGCACGGGGCGGCTCAACTCCCCGATGACCTGATCATACCACGAGCGGGCCACCTGGCCAGCCTTGTGACAATCCTTAACGAGCAGGATGGTTTCCCTGGCGACTACCTGGGCGGTGCCCGCGATCCACTGCCAGACGTCCTGGGCGGTGGTCGGTTGTTCCCTGATGGCCAGGTAGGCCTGCAGGATCTCGGCTTTCGTGCTCTTGCTGGTGATGGACATGGATGGACTCCGATGGATGGATGCTGATCGTGATCAATTGGCCGCAGGACCGTTCACGATCACAAAACTTTACGGCAGCATCACCTCCCGCCGTTCACCCGGCAGGATCGGCGGAAGCTTGCTGCTCTCCTGGGCACACTCCAGGGCAGCGACAGCGAGCCTGAGCTCATTCTGCTTGCAGCGAAGCTCGGCGGCCATGCTGCGTGGAATGCGGATCATCGGCTCATCGTTGGGCCCGTAGATCAGATCGTTGGCCCTGTCGACGGCCATGATCGCATCATCGATCGCATCGAGCGCGGCATCCAGCGAATCACTGCAGTTGTGGAGCCAGTTCTTGGTGGCGGACATGGGTTCTCCCGTTGGAACATCAGTAGTATAGCATCCGGATCGGGGCGGGATGCCTCAGGGGCGCGAGCTCGATCGTGATCAATTGGCCGCAGGACCGTTCACGCTCACCATTAGAAAAACTAATGGATCGGCGGTCGCTGATCAGTGATGCTGATATAAGCACTGGCAATAAAAAGGGCCCCTGGTATCAGGAGCCCATATATCAGTGAATCTGATCAGAACCCTGCCAGGTAGATGGCGTCGATGGCATCAGCCCATACGTCAAGACGCATAGGGGGCCGGCCTTTGTACTCATAGCACAGCACCTCCAATGCAAGCGGGAGAGCACGGATGTCGGCGGTCAGGATGCAATGAAGCGCTTCAAGGCGTTCGGCGGTTTCGACGGGGAGGCTGACGCGGTCAAGAAACCAATCAACGAGCTTAACGTTGTAGGACATGGATTAAATCCGGTGGCGCGGGATCTTTTCTCTCCCGCATGCCTATATCATACAGGATCTGGTGGCCGCTAGACGAGACTGTAACATCTCGAAATATACGGGATCCTGATGATTCGGCGGCGATCCATCAGCATTGCTAATGGTGATCGTGAACAACACCACCGACCGCAGGGCCGTCACGATCACGGCTTGATGATGTCCTTGAATTATACTAGCGCAACCCAGACGGCACATACCCAGCCCCACCCGTTCCGCTGGAGGTCGTCAGCATAGCAACCCCCTCTCCAATCGCTAGCAAATTTTGTAAACTCGCCCCTCCCCACCCCAGCGCCAAGTGAAATGGCAACACGGTAATCAACGCGAAAAATCCGCAGTAAAATTCCAAATTCGCCTTCAATACAGTTGTTGTAACCAAGTTTGGTTGTCAATGTCACGTTGTGCGGGTGAATTTTGGATGCCGATACCAGGCTTTTGGGCTAATGCAGTTAGCTTACAGGCCTTCAGGACGACCATTTTCTGATAGTCGAAGACAGGATTTTTAGAGCCGGGGATAATTTCGGTTGATTCGGGGGTTCTATGGGTTAGTTCGCCCAGGAATTGGCGAGCGGCGAAGATATTACGGGCCTGGATGATGCGCACCAGGGTGATGATATCGAATAACATCATTATGATAATGTAATGGACTAATTGTAATAAGGCGGAACCCTAGATGAGGCACGTTATACCGACCGCCGATGGCATTAAACACGGAACTTGGGTGGTCGGCTGGCGATGATGTGCGGGTATTGATTGCCGGCGGCCTATCGGTTGGTGTGTACCAATTGAAGCAGATCGCCCAGGACATGAATTATATTGCGGAGCAGTCACCGAGTGTTGTGTCGCCTGTTATTGATCTATTGGATCAATTTGATGCGGCCCAGAGTGCATTTCAAAGCTTGAATGCGACATCTGATGGGCGTGTTTTGACGAAGGTGGATGTACTGGAGTGGAGTGTGGTCGGTTCCACGGGAAGCGGTTACAGCCCGGAGCGGGAAATTTTACGGATTCGTGGATTACTGGCGCAGTACTTTGCCTCCAGCGTATTGTTTGCCAATAGCCATACCAATGGGACGACTGCATTGGTGCGATCATGAATGATTCCAGTAAAAATTCGGACTATTTTGCGCCGATCATGAAGCAAGAGGTCGCGTCAGTAAAGTGTGCCCAGTGCGGATGTGACACGGTTGTGAACACGGTGTACTTACCATATCTGGTGGATGGCCGGATTGAATCGTGCCGCCAGTGTCGTGATGCGGAATTTAGCCGATGAGCTCACCGTTACTGCCATACGCAAATGCGTATTTGTTATTTTCGCTGGATGGAGCACCAACACTGGTAAATGGACGGTATACGACGACTACAGCGGCGACGTATGTAGTTGAAGCGTACCTGACGCGCCAGGACAGCACGGGTGTGACAACGGGTGCGGATTATATTCCCACACAAGTATCTCCTGGTGATACGCTGCCAGGAGCCTCTGGGGTGGTGTATCTGTATCGGGGGTATGCGCTACGGTATGCATCCGTGGAGGCCGGCTACGACCCCTCAGGAGCCCCACAGGACACGTCTTTGGTGTGGTCGGATGCGACGAACGTGACGTGGCTAAAACCGGGCTTGACGGGGCTACATGCGCATGGCGGTGAGCCCCTTAAGCGCACCAAGGTCGAGCGTGGTACGGGCAAGTATGGTGGGGTGGCAATTGATCAAATTGTACGTATCAATATTTCGGGTTTACCGATCATTGTCCGCAGTGGTGACGTGGTTGACTGATGGCCCGCGATACGTTTACGATTGATGAGTTACTGCCAAAGTTGCCGAAGTCGTTGACGCTCCAGGGGTCGGCGTCAATGCGTGGCTTTTTGGACCTCAGGTTAGTAGGTTTTAATGAATCAAAAGTAATTGATGGATTCCGTAATGCCATCAATCGCGCCAGCCAAAAAGTTGCGATGGATCTGAAGACAGCATTGGATACTGCCATGGCTTCTGGTGTGTGGAGAACGCCTGCAGGCAGTGATGACATTATTGACACGGGAGCCCTGATGGATTCCGGCGAAGTGATTGTCACTGCCAATGGCATCCAGATTGTGTACACAGCGCCGTATGCGGCATTGGTACATTACGGGGGATATATTGCGCCGTATGGGAATCAGCAAGCGCGAGTTTACCTGCCGCCGCGTCCATGGGTTGAATCGGTGTTGTTTGGGACAGGACCAGTCCAGCAATTTGATTTTGAGTCATATTATCGCCGGGAAATCGAAGCGGAGTTTCGTTGATTGGCATAATATGGCGCCCGGTCAATGTTGACGACGATAATGTCTGTCCTGCCGTTTGTCGTACAACCCAAGCGTAAACCAATTCTGGAGCAAATTGGCTCGGATGAATCCGGCAAGATCGAGGTGGAGCGACGGGGGTATCTAACGACTGGTGAGCGATCATTTGTCCAGCAAGTGCAACAAGCGGACAATGGCACCACCGAGATCGTCACCTTATCCAGGCGGGTCTCCAGGGCACATGGTGTGGGGATGGATAAGGCATATAACCTGGTGCTGCAGGCGGTGTCTGGCGTAACCGCAGAGTCCCCCAAGGATCAAGAATTGGTTGCTCAGATTGAACAGGAATTTACCGAAGATCTGACATCGGTCGTCAAGGGATTGGCGGCAGCGTCAGTTCGCGAGGAATTGGTCTTTGCTGCGTGTTTGATTAAGTACCGAATCGATTCAGATTTCGATATTTCCAGCGTTAGTGAGATTCATCCGGACATTATAAGCGGCTTGGCGGCATTGTATCGCGATGAAGAGCGACGCTCCGTTGAGGCCTTCAATGTGCTGGGGGGCGATGACGGCGAAGCAGCGAAGCAGCAGCCATCCATCGAGGAAGTGGAAAAAAAGCCCGTGAAGGCAACGTCATCCCGTTCGAGAAGTACTACTGGCGACTAAAAAGGGGCTTTCCGGGTGATCCGGAATTTACGTACGAACGGTACTGGGAGTTGCCGTTTTTGTATGTCCTGGAGGCGGTCTATAATCTGAGTCAAATCCGCCGCGAGGAGTTGCATGATTATGAGCGTCCAGTGGCGTATCTGGCGTATCAACATGCGGAAATAAACCGGGACAACAAGAAGCGGCGCAAGCCCTTTAGTCCTGATGAATTTTATTACTACGCCAATCCCGAGGACCGGGACCTGCCGGAGCCGAAATTTGGTGCCGCAGCCAAGGTACTGATCGAGCGGGAGCTGTTTCCGCCATGGGCGCTATTTGTCTATAGGGATCTGGTGGCACGTGCTGGGGATGCACTGCCGCCCGAGGTGCTTTGTTTGATGGATAATGATGTCATTGTGTTGGCGCCCAATGTGGATGGGGGCTTTGTGCATGGCATGATGATTGCCAAGCGTTCGGCGTCCAATCAGGTACGTGAACTACAGTCTCCTTGCGGCCAGGTCGTAACGGTGCGAATGCCGCAACTAGCGAGCGAGTACGTTGCTGACGAAGAATCACAGCTACGTATTATTACTTAATTCTCGTAACACGGCATCCAATTCAATTGTATTCGGCACACGTGAATGTCTTAACCAGAAGACAATCCGCGCCTCCCGTTCCACGCTATAGAACGACTGCGACCTAAACCATGGCTGCCAGTCGTTTGAGCCCTTGGATTGGTTGTGCTCTAGGCACGCCGGCACACAGTTCCTGGAGATATCCTCGCCGCCCTTGGAGCGGGGGCGCATGTGATCAATCGTCAAAGATTGGTCGCTAATGGGCGGGCAATCACAGAATGCGCAACGGTTATCCCATGCATCTTTAATTGCTTTGCGCCAGCGCCGCTTAGCCTCGCCGCTACTCAGGCAGTCCATGTTCATTAAGTACTGATGGTACGTAATCACGACCCCATCGCTAGAGGGGGTGACCGAATGGTCGAACATGTGTTGGATTAACTGCCCAGCAAACAAAGAACGCGGTTCATCCAAAGAAAACGTTCCATTGCATGCGATGCTGCGTTCACTATGCTGCCGTCGTGCTGGCGGGCAAACTATGGAATGTGAAGTGATCCGGTGGCCCAACAACACGTCGACACACCCGAAGTGATTTACGAAACTTTGACGGGTGACACGGACTTCATGGACCTGGTGGGAACGATCATCTTCCAGGCAGGCAATACAGCCCTGGATGCCATTTCGATCGTCACTCCGGGTGCTGATTTACCATCACCCAAGACAATTAGTGGCCTGGAGGTGATTATCCATGATGTCAGCGACCTGGGGCGCCGTGAATATATCGGTAATGAAGTTGACATCACCACGACATGGAAGGTGTTCCTGTTGGCGTGGCCTGGAGCCAATGGCGCAACACTGAATGCTGCGGCTCGCCGGATCATGGAGTTGTTCTCCAAGGCCAGCACAATTGAAACAGCGCCAACTCCGACCGGACTAGGGGCAATCGCACAGCTACTAGTGTTGGTGCCGTCAGATTCAGTAATTATCGGCTCTTGAGCAACCCGTAGTGTGCCATTTTGGCAGCCTATATCTAGGTAGGGGGCAGCCCTGCCAACATAACTGTCCCCTGTTTTGCAATGGCTAATTTTTCAACTAGCTTCGGCTTTGATACTTACATCGTTCCGCTGTTTGCGGAAGAGGTGGATCTGACCTTTACTGGCATCACTGGAGCCAGTGATTTTATCACTACCACTACACCAGTTGCTTCTAGTGCGGTTATCTCGTACTCCAGCGCGACTCGTAAGTTCAGTGTTGCTTCCACCCCCATTGACATGGATGGGCTGGACAACCCTTTTAAGTTGGTGGGCCTGACGAACGCCGCTCTTGAGACTGATACCAACACCGAAGACATCGTTACTTACGACGATGATACCAAGGGTTTCAACATCAGCCTGCCGACCTCCAAGACCTGGAGCGTCTCCTTGGCCGGCGTGGCCGACTTCAAGGATGCCGGTTATCACGTGTTGCGCCTGACCGAGCAGAATACTGTGGCCGATGCGCTGCGTGTGAAGTTCCTGCGGGTTGGCCCTACCGGTACCGATGAAGCCGTGTATGGTTACGGTACTATTAACGGATACACCGAGTCGATCGAGGCTGGTTCGATCGCAACTTGGGAAGCAACCCTGCAAGGGTATGGCCCGTATCGGATTGATCCCGACTTCAACGCATAGTCCTGATTCGATCGACCTGGGAGCAACCAAATCCCCGCTTCGGCGGGGTTTTTCATTGGGAGCCACTGTTGGCCACGGCATACTAGAAGACCTCAGGCGTACTAATGGAAAATGGCGGGCAAAGGCACTCTTCAGTTTGACGCCACTGTTAGTGCCGACCAGATTAACTCCCTGCTCAGAGCTCTGCGCACCGAGGCAGAGGGTGCTGCCAAGTCTATTAACGATGCTTTTGGTGGGACCGTATCCAAAAAAATTGTCCTTGAGACAGTTACTGATGAGAACGGTGTCCGTAAACTGGTTGCAGTTGAAAAGGAGCGTCTAAGCGTTACTGATCAAATTATTGCAGCCCAAAAAAAGCTGGATAATATTCAACAAGGCAGTCTCACTAGCCTAAGGCAGCAGGTCAACCAAGCAAAACAAACTAGAGATGAAATCGCCAGAACGGTTATCCGGGTCAATCAGTATGGAAAAGCTGTTCGTCAAACGAATGCTGATTGGATCGTCGCTAACCAACGAGTTTCCCAGATCCAGCGTCAACTAGACTTGGCCAGTGCGTCTGGGTTCTGGGATCGCGTCAAGACGTCCCTAAATGTCCAGGGGCTGGTGAACTTCAGCAATGGCCTAAATCAGGTCGTCCAGGGCTTCCAGGCGGCCTCTATTGCTGTCGGCAGCATCTCCTCGTCCATCAATAGCTTCGTTACCGCTCTAGCGGATCTGCAATCATTTGGATTGGCCTTCAAGGCAATTGGGGCCGGTGCCGTCGGCGGTGCTGTCGCGCTACAAGAGAGCTCCAGGATCGCGCTAGGGCTCGGTGTTAACTTGAATACAGTCCGACAGGGCTTCCAGCAACTGACGCCTGTTGTGCTAAACAGCGGAGGTACTATCGAGGATGTCTCGAAGATCGTCAATGCGCTGTCCAGTCGATTTGCGGCCTTTAGTATTAGTGGCGATAGAGCTCGCCGAGTCACAAATGGTGTTATCCAAGCGTTTGCTAAAGGTAAGCTCCAGGCAGAAGAACTGACGCAACAAATCTCGGAAGCGGACCCCGCCTTCAAGACCGACTTCGCGAATGCCATCGGTGTCAGCGTTGCTGAACTGGAAAAACTGGTAAAGGCGGGGCAGATTACCAGCGATGTGCTAATTAAAGCCATTCCTCAACTGGACAAGACGGCTTTGCTTTATGGCAAGCTTGGCAACAGTGCTGTCGAGGCCGTCGCCGGCTTGGAACAGGGCAACACGACGATTGACCAGGTCAGAAACAAGTTGCAAGCATTAGGGCAGTTGTCCTTTGAACGCCTGGCCAAAGCGATCGAGCCGGTTCTCCTGGTGTTCCTGAAGGGACAAGCGATTGTCACCGACTTTTTTGATCGCGTCTCCAGGCTTGATGTTATCAAGACATTGGGAGGTGTCGCCGCCGGTATCTCAGATCAATTTTTACGCCTATTGGATG